AAGCAATTTATAAAAAAGAAATATGTCCTTTATATGAAGAAGGATGGATATATAGTTATGATGTGCCTTTTTATGATAAATTAAATAGTAAACCATATACAAAATATTATTTAGACAAAATTTTATATTATTATAATTCAAATAGACCTGGAAATTTAACAACAGAAAAAGCTAAAATAATAGCACAAAAAAATAGTTAAAATATGAAATATGTAATAATGTGTGCTGGTAAAGGGACAAGATGGAATAACTATTTAGGAATACCTAAACACTTAATAGAAATAAATGGAGAAACTTTACTAGGAAGAACAACAAGATTATTAAAAGAAAATGGAATAACAGATTATGTAATAACAGGTAGTGATGATAGATATAGACAATATGGTAAATTAATTCCACAGACTAATAATGATTGTGAAATAGATAGATTTGAAGAAGTAGAAGATAATGAAATATGTTATTTGTATGGAGATGTTTATTATTCAGAAGATGCTATAAATAAGATAGTAACAACAGATACAAACGAAATATTATTTTTCGGTAGTGATTATGAAATATTTGGTATTAAAATCAAAGATAAAAAATTGTTTTTTAAGCATAAAAACAAAGTAAAAAAATTATATTTAGAAAATAAAATAGATAGATGTATCGGATGGGAAGTATATAAAAGTTTAAATAAAATACCTTTAGACGGATATGCAATAACAGATATATATTATTTAATAGAAGATGAAACTGATGATATAGACTATCCTGAAGATTATGAAAATTTTAAAAGGAGATATGAAATGATAAAAGTAGAAGTAATTAAAGAATTCACTTATAGAAATTTTGATGAACTAGAAGATATTAAAAGAAGAAGAATTAATACAAAAGGAAAATTATATGTTGGTGATACTTTTAAATGTGATGAAAAGACAGCTAAATATTTAACTGGAGAAAATGACAAAGGTGAAGTTGTTGTTAAAATAATTGAAGTTATACCAGAAAAAAAGAAAGAACAAACAATTAAAAAATCAACTAAAAGTAAAAAGAAAAAATAGTGTAATTTTACACTTTTTTTGTTTTATGTTATAATCTATATGTAAAGGTTGCACACGACACCTATTAAGTGGAATAGACCAACTTAAAGTCTTAAAAGTAAAGGAGAAAATGTTATGGAAGATAACAAAGACGTTCAAGTAACGGAAGAAACAAAAGTAGAAGAACCTGCAAAGGAAGAAACTACAAAAACTTATACACAAGAAGATTTAGATAATTCATTTAATGCTGGTAGAAAAAAGGCTAGTCATGACTGGCAAAAAGATGAAAAATATCAAGAATTTATCGAGTGGAAAAAATCAAATCAAAACGATAGTGAAAAAATTGCAGAATTACAAAGCTCTGTTGACAATTTAACAAAGGAAAACAATTTACTTAAAGCAACAAACAAAGTTGCAAAAAGTGATGTTAAACCTGAATTTTTAAAATTTGTTACAAGTGAAGTAATGTCAATGGTTAATGATACTACCGATTTTGATACAGCACTAAAAAACTACAAAAAAGATAATAGTCAATATTTTGGAGAAATTGTAGTAAAAAAGGTGCAATCTTCACCAAACTTAAACAATGGTGGAAACAAAGAAAATACCACAAGCAATATTATGAATGATATTCTACGTGGTGCAAGAAATTAAAAAAAAGAAGGAGAGATTTTATTTATGGCAAAAATCAATAGAACAGATATTGATGCGTTAGTTGAAACACAAGTTGCTGATGAAATATTTCAAGGTGTTGTAACTAATTCAAAAGCACTTTCAATGTTTAAAAGATTACCAAACATGACAAGTGATAAAACAAAGTTAAGAATTTTAGATAGTCTACCAATCGCTTACTTTGTTGATGAAACATCAAACAATGGTAGAAAAAATGTTACAAAAATGGCATGGGATAAAAAATATATCAATGCTGCTGAAATCGCAGTAATTGTTCCTATTAAAGAAAACGATTTAGCTGATGCTGATGTTGATATTTGGGCTCAAGTAAGACCAAGATTAGTTGAAGCATTTGGACGTAAAATTGATGATGCTATTTTCAATGGTGTTGGAAAACCAACTGATTGGAGAGCAGGTTTAATACCATCAATAGTTAGTGCTGGTGCAAATGTTGAAGAAACAGGACATCTATATAGTGATATTAATGATGTTATGACTAAAGTTGAAGAAAGTGGATATAATGTAAGTGGATTAGTTGGAGGAGTTGGACTTAAAGGAAAATTCCGTATGATGACTGATACTACTGGACAACCATTAAATACAACTGAAATTGGTTCTTTAACAAGAACATTTGTTGATAATGGAACTTGGGATAAAGATACTGCTACATTAGTTGCTGGTGATTTCTCACAAGCTGTATATGCTATCAGAAGTGATATCACTTATAAAGTATTAACTGAAGCAGTTATTCAAGATCCAACAGATGGTTCAATTATGTATAACCTAGCTCAAGATGATATGGTTGCTTTACGTGTAACTATGCGTTTAGGTTGGGAAATACCAAACCCTGTTAATGCACTAAATGAAACATCTGCAAGATTCCCATTTGCTGCATTAGTTCCAGAAGGATCAGTAAGTTTATAATAAAAGGAGGGCATTATGGAATTTGAAGGACAATACCTAACTTATGAAGATTATAAGGCTCTAGGTGGAACTTTAGACCTAATGCCTTTTAATCTATTAGAATTTGAAACAAGAAGAAGAATTGATTTAAGAACTCAAAATAGACTTAAAGAAATTGAAAATAAAGATATACCACAAGAAGTAAAATTATGTATATTTAAAATAATGGATACAGTTTTAAAAGCATATGATGAAGAAATAAATCGTGGTAAGTCAAGTGAAAGTGTTGGCAGTTACTCTGTAAGCTACAATAATGATATGAAAGAAATTATTAAGAGTAAAAATGCCGAACTTGATGATTTAATTTTAAGTGATTTGTATGGTGTAATTGTTAATGATGAACATATATTGTATTTAGGAGTTGATTAATATGATGACTAATACAAGTATGAGTGTATTTAACAAATATCAAGGTACTTATAAAAAACATTTAGTTGAAAATGTATTTTGGGATGATAGCCAAGCAATAGCTTTAGCAACTGGTTTTGATAAGGATAATAAAGTTGATGTATTTATTCCTTTTAATAAGAATGATTTGTCAGAGTATAAAGAACATAAGAAGTACAATGGTACAGGGTGGACTTTAAGAAATGGCGATTTTATCATTAAGGGTGATGTTCCCGAAACAGAAGTAAGTGGAATAAAAGAATTGTCAGCTTATGAAACTTTTGAAATAACTGCTTGTGATAAAAAAGATTTTGGTAGTTATAATATGCAACACTTTGAGGTTAAAGGAAAATAATGAAAATAGAATATTCTTTAAAAGATTTTGATAAAGGCAAGATAATTAGTAAATTTGGTTTAAATGATAATGGAAAATCTAATTTATATATGTCTAATAGATGTTTTATAAGAATGCAAAAATATGTTCCTTTTGATACTGGTGCTTTGTCTACAACTGCTACAGTTAGACCTACAAGTGTAACTTATGAAGTTCCTTATGCACATAGACAATATGTAAGTAATAAAGGAAAAGGTATAAGAGGTAAATATTGGGACAGAAAAATGTGGAGTGCCGAAGGTAATGTGCTTACTAAAGAAGTTGAAAATTACATTAAAAAAATGAAAGGGTGATTAAATGTTAGAAAAAATTAGAGATTATTTTGAGGAACACGTAACTCTTGCAGAAGAATTTAATGAAATATTAGCTGACTTTTTAGGAGAAGATGCTACTTCATATTCAATAGAACCAATACCAACTGAAAGAATTTTAAGAGCATATACAGATGGAAGTGGATTATATCAATTAGTTTTCCAATTTGGAAGTAGAGAATTTTATGATGAAAGTTTAAATCAAAACATAGAAAATATTAATTTTTATGAAAAATTACAACAAGAAATAGATAATAATAATAGAGAAGGTATTTTACCAGATATAGATGGAATTCAAAGTATTGAATGTTTAAATAATGGTACTATTTTAGATATTCAAAATGGTACTGCAAAATATGGAATTCAAATGAGAATAACTTATATTGCAGATAATAATGCAATAATAAGTTTATAATAAAAAAGGAGGAATAAGCAATGCCAAGAACTTTAGTAAAAAGAAGTGATAAAGTTTCATTTCTAGGATGTTTAGATGGTTCAACTGAAACATTTAACCGTATGCGTGGATTCACTACTTTAAGTGGTTCTAAAAATTCAATAGAATATTCTAGACAATATGTAGATGAAGAATTTGAAACTACTGACGTTGTAGGATTTAGTCCAAGTATGGAATTTGCATTTGACCAATATACTGATGATCCAGCACATGAAGAAATGGTTGAAATTTTAGATGGGGAATATACTGGAACTGATGCAAGAAGAAATATTGTAACAGTAGATTTTTCACAACCAGTAGATGGTGGATATAAGGCAGTAAAACGTGAATATGCTATAATTGGAGATGCAGAAGGAGATAGTCTTGAAGCATATACATATAGTGGTACATTCCGTTCAACTGGTAAAAGAATTACTGGAACTGCTACTGTATCTGCTGATGGTTCAACAACAACATTTACTGAACCAACAAGTTTATAAAATAAAAAGAAAGGTGGGTAGTTTATGGCTATCATAAATGGCGTCGAAATCGATATAGATTTTACTGATGCAGATATTATTGAAAAAATTGATATTAAAAGAAAAGATGTAGAAAAAAAAGCAGAAGAACTAGAAAAAAATAAAAATAACATCACACCAGCCGAAGGCATAAGGCAGGAATGTAAAATACTAAAAGAATTTCTTGATTATGTTTTAGGAGAAGGAACAAGTAAAAAAATATTTGGTGATAAAGATAGTTTAAGAGATTGCTTACAAGCCTTTGAGGACATAATTAATGAAAGAAATAGACAACTTGAAAATTTTAAAACAGTTGTTAATAAATATAGTCCTGATAGGTTGCAAAGATGAATTTATTGATAGATAAATTACCTACTGACTATGAAGGACTTAAAATTAATACAAATTTTAGGTCTTTTATTTTATTTGAATTGTTAATGCAAGATAAGGAATTAGAAGATAAGGACAAAATATTATTGGCTTTAAGATTATTTTTTGAAGAACCTCCAGAAAATTTAAAAAAATCAATTGAAGCAATATTATGGTTTTATAGATGTGGAAAAGATGTCAAGGAAACAAAAAACAAAAAATCAGAACAAAAAGAAAATAAAAAACAAATATATTCTTATGAATATGATGCAGATTTAATTTATTCAGCATTTTTAAGCCAATATGGGCTTGATTTGAATAAAATTGATTATTTACATTGGTTTAAATTTAAAGCTCTATTTGAGGGTTTAAAAAGCGATAATAAGATATGTGAAATAATGGGTTATCGTGCAATAGATTTGAATAAGATAAAAGATAAAGACGAAAAAGCAAGATATAAAAAACTACAAAGAGAATATGCACTACCTGATAATAGAACAGAAGAAGAAAAAGAACAAGATTTTGCAAATGCTTTGTGGTAGAAAGGAGAATAACTATGATGGAATTAAATATACAATTATTTGCTGATGGTAAAGTTGTTATTGATACCGAGTTAAATACCAAAAATTTTGAAAATGGTTTAGACAAAATGAAAGATACATCTAAAAATGCAGGTAATACAATAAAAAATATAGTTGCTGGTTTAGGAATAGCAAAAGTTGTATCTTTTGCTATGGGACAAATATCAGCTTCAATAGATGACGCAGTAAAAAGAGTTGATACATTAAATAACTTTCCCAAGGTTATGTCTAATTTAGGTATAGCAAGTCAAGATGCTGATAAAGCTATCAAAAAAATGAGTGATAAACTCGCAGGTTTACCAACAACATTAGATCAAGGTGCAAGTGCAGTACAAAGATTTACAAGTGCTAATGGAGATGTTAAAAAGTCAACTGATATCTTTCTTTCTTTAAATAATGCAATATTAGCTGGTGGAGCTTCAAGTGAAATACAAGCAAGTGCTTTAGAACAGTTAAGTCAAGCGTATGCTAAAGGTAAACCAGATATGATGGAGTGGAGAACTGCTATGACAGCTATGCCAGCTCAATTAAAACAAGTGGCACAAGCAATGGGATATGTAAGTGCAGATGAACTTGGAGAAGCATTAAGGAATGGTACTGTGTCTATGGATGATTTTATGGATACAATTACTAAACTTAATACTGAAGGTGTTAATGGTTTTCAAAGTTTTGAACAACAAGCAAAAAATTCAACAGGTGGTATAGGTACAGCAATAACAGTAGCAAAAACACAAGTGGTTAAAGGTGTTGCTGATTTAATAGAAGGACTTAATAAAGGTTTAAAGGAAGCAGATTTACCTAGTATAAGTGAAATAATTGCGAATCTTGGTAAAAAGGCAAAAGAAGTAATAGATGTAATTGCTAAAAATTTGCCAAATATAATAAAAACTTTAAAAGCATTAGCTCCAGTTTTAACTCCTATTGTAGCTGCAATAGCAGCGTTTAAAACAGTAACAACTATAGTAGCTATAATAAAAAGCGTATCCGCTGCTATGGCTGTATTAAATGCAGTATTATTAGCAAATCCTATAGGACTTATAGTAGCTGGAATAGCAGCATTAGTAGCTGGATTTTTAGTTTTATGGAATAAATGTGAAGCATTTAGAAATTTCTGGATAGGATTATGGGAAGGAATAAAAAATGTATTTAATACTGTTGTTGAATGGTTAAAAGAAAATTGGAAAACAGCATTGTTATTTTTAGTAAATCCTTTAGCTGGTATTGTAAAAATAATATATGATAATTTTGATAAAATAAAAGAAGTTATAGGTAATGTAATTCAAAAAATAAAAGATTGGTTTAATGAATTACCAGAAAAAATAGGAGAAGCCATAGGTTTAATGATAGGAAATATTATAAAATTTGGATTAAATGTATGGAATTGGACAACAACAGAACTACCAAAAATAATAAATGGAATTATTGATTGGTTTGCAAAATTACCTGATAAAATATGGGAATGGTTGAAACAAATACCTATAAAACTTGCAATAATGATACTTAATTTAATTAATACAGCAAAAACAGAAATACCAAAATTTATAAATACATTTATAAACTTCATAAAAGAATTACCAAGCAAAATGGGTAATATTGGAAAAAACATTGTAGAAGGATTATGGAATGGTATTAAAAATGCAAAAGATTGGTTGTTAAGTAAAATAAAAGATTTTGCAAAAGGAATAACAAATGGTATTAAAAAAGCACTTGGTATTAAATCACCATCAAGAGTTATGAGAGATGAAGTAGGAAAGTATATAGCTCAAGGTGTTGGAGTAGGATTTGAAGATGAACTTGATAATGTGTATAAAGATATGCAAAAAGCTATTGATTTAGAAACAAGTAAAATGACAGCAAGTGTTCAAACAAGTGGTACTTATCAAATGGCAATGGCTGGAACACCAGTATTTAATTTAAAAGACAATTCTACTAATCAAACACAATTAGTTGTAAATGGCAAAGTGTTAGCTGAAGTAGTAAATACTGAAAATAGAAATCGTGAGGTGGCAAAAGCATGAGTGATTATTTAATAAAAATAGGAAATACAAAATTAAAATACATCTTACGTGGTGGATATAATATACAGGAAAATCAAGATATAATTTTAAAGAAACAAACAATGGCTGATGGAACTGAACGAAGAAATATTGCTGAAAAGAAAAAAACAACAATTCAAATTACCTTTTCACAAATAGATGGTACTACTTTGAAAGATTATATTACTTTATGGCAAAATGATTTTGAAGCTACTTATTGGAGTAAAGATACTAGAACTTATAAAACTGCTACATTTAGAGTTAATGATAAACCTAGTAATTCAATGTTATATAGTCCAGATGAAATATTTGATGAATTTGATGTAGTATTGGAGAGTGTATAATGTTAGTAGTAAGTAATGATATAAAAAATGCTTATAATCAATATACAACACAAAGAAAGTCAAAAATAGTAATAGGCAACAATGAATATTTTATACAAAATATGGATTTATATGCTGATGCTTATGATGAAGGCAATATAGTAGGTAATGCAATTGCTAAAATATTGAAATTTGATATTGATACAGAATATGTAAGAGGACTTGATGAATTTGAATTATATGATGGTATATGGACTGGAGAAGAATATGAGTATGTGAATCTTGGAACATTCAAATTATTTGAAGAACAAGGAACTGATGACTTCTTTAGTTCCATAACTGCCTATGATAAATTAATATTGTTTAATGTTCCTTTTAACCCAAATTTAATAGAATATCCTACAACAGTTTATGGTTTATTAGAAAATATATGTGAACAAGCAGGAGTAACATTATCAACGCAGCAAATTGCCAATGGTACTCAAATATTAGATCATAATTTATTTGTTGAAGGTGAAACATTAAAAGATATATTAAGAGCAATATGTGAAATAAGTGGAACTTATGCAATAATAAGCAATGATGAATTAGCTTTAAAATTACAAGGAAGCGATAGTTTAACATTAAGTAAGTATCAATTAAGTAGTCCAGAATATAAAAGAACAACTTGGAAAATAAATCAAGTAGTATTAGCCATGAAAGACATAGAAGGCGAATATGTAATGAAACAAGATGATGAAGATGTAGAAAGAAATGGTGTGCATAAAATAGTTATTAATAATAATCCATTTGTTTATACACAAGAATTAAGACAGCAATATATTGATGAATTATTTGATCAACTTAAAGGTTTTGGTTATGTTGCTTTTGAAACTGAATGGGAAGGTTTACCTTATGTAGAGTTAGGAGATAGTTTAACAATAGATGGTTATGATAGTATTGTTTTAAGATATGAAATAAAAAGTCCAGATGGTTTAAATTCATCATTACAAGCTCCAAGTATTATTGATAGTGTAATAGATTATGTAGATAATACTAACAATTTAGAAAATAAAATGATGAAAACAGAATACAGAGTAGATAAAGCAGAAGGTACAATTACTGAATTAACAGAAGTAACAACAGAATTTGGGAATCAATTATCAGAAAATTATTACACAATTAATGATACAAATTTGCTTGTTCAAAGTGCTAAAACAGGTATAACTAATACATTTTCTGAAGCTGGTGGAAATAATATATTTAGAAATACTGGGTTGTGGTTTGAAGCTAGTAGTACAGAAGCAACTTTATTTCCAAGTAATAATGTATATCCAAGTTCTGAAACATTTACAGGTAATCAAGTTTATTATGAATTTTGGAATGGTAAGGTTGTAAAAGAAAAACAAGATAGAGCTTCTAATATGACATCTATGAAATTACAAAATGGAGATTTTTATCAAGACCAAGTTGTTCCAAACGGAAGTTATACAATTAGTTTTAAATATAAAAAATTAGTAGAATTAGCAAATGCAACAGTAAAAATAAATGATGTTATATATCAATTAACTGAAACTGATGAAACAGAATTTGTGCAAACAATTCAAGTAAATTCACAACACATACTAGTTATGTTTTCAACTGATATAGATAATGGCTGTGAAATATACGATTTAATGGTAAATGCTGGTTCTGTTAAATTGGCATATAGTCAAAATCAAAATGAAACTACTACTGATACAGTAAATATTTC